GACCCAGTGGAACCGTTATGAATGTCAGGGTATTTCCCTGGAGTATTAAATCTCCTGTAGTATTACAATTCGTTTCCCCGTTTGCGAAATTGAAATAGATATCGCCAGACGAGTATAATCCTAACTGACTTGCCCCTGTGACTTTTACGTGAACCGTATTAGCCACATTGGCATTTGACCCTGTTGTAGATACAGCATTTACTGTCCATTGACCCCCTGAACCTGCCGCATTGACTGCCTGTTGTACGCTTAATTTATGTAGATTTGCCATTTTCTTCCTCTCTAAGGTTGACCCACCATGAACGAGATTGTATTTAGTAGGTTATTTGTTATTCAATTCTTTTTTATTCCCGAATATCTTATCCCAGTTCTCTTGCCATTTTTTACTTGTAGGTTTAGTTCTTGATAGACTGCCCTTACCCTGGGTTCTTAATCCTAACTGTTCCCCAGTGAATTTATGAACCTTACCTGACCTTAATTCTTCCCCTAAATCTTTCATTTCTTCTTCACGCTGGACTTAGTTTTAAACTTTATTTTCTTCTTAGGCTTTGGTTTTGGCTTTGGTTCAGGTTTTGGCTGTTCAACAATAGTACCCTCTGGGTTTCTTTTATCTAATACCTTTACATATCCCTTGGCTTTTAAATCTTTAATTCTTTGAATCACATCCCTGTCATCACTCTGCTCTGGGATTCTCTTAACCCTCTTGTCTTTTTTATACCAATATTGAGCCATTATACATCCTTTTGTTCTATATGAGGGCGGTTTCCCGCCCCCATAAGTTACAAGTTCAGATTAGTTATTTACAAATCTATATCCACGTTTGTTTGAACTGCTATCAATTAGCACAGTTCCGTAGAGCAAGTCAGCGACCACCTTGGTGCCAAGCGCATCAATGGAATATTCCGCCTGGACCCTCACATCCTGCTGAACTGCCACTGCCGCCGCAGACCGATGAAAAATCGCTCCACAACAAACCGAACCGCCCGTTGAGATAGTGTTAGACATATAGACATTTATTCCGTGTAGTTTGCCGATAAATCCCTTTGAGGAACCGCCTTCATTCAAGACACTTGTATTTCCGCCAGCATCTGCTCTCCAGAAGTATTTAGAAATACCAGCATTTGGGTCAAGAATATCTGCCATCATGGTAGGATTAACAACCAATGAACAATCACCGTCCATGTAGGGGACGTCATTCTCACCCAGGCTGGCTAATGCCGCTTGCCAATCGCCTACCGCAAGGTTATCGTCACCACTTCCTAAAGCCACACTCACATTAAGTCCATCAAGGTCATCCCAGATATCAGCATCCAGCTGTCTTGCGAGCGCCTCGCCAAACATTTTGGTATACTTTGCGACCAAATCCGCTTCTGCCTGTATCATAAGCACATCCTCGAATAACATCGCATTGTAATAATGGTCTGAGATTGTAAGTGAACTTTCAGTTGTCGCAGTCGCATCGAAAGTGACCAACGTATCGATTGTTTTTGAAGTTGCCGTTTTCAAGTCGATTTGAGGTATGTGTATGGTGTCACCCTTACCCCTACCAGCAACCAATGCTGAATAATCTTCAACTAAACCTCTGAAGACCGTTCCTCGTTCGAAATATCGATAGATTCCGTCAGACCACAACTCTGGCACAAAATCGTCAGCAGTTGAGGTTGTGTGAGCGGCACCTAACATTCCGCCTGTAATAGCCATTTAAGACTCCTTATTTTTTCGCACGATAACTATCCAAAATAGATGCCCAGTTTTCCCGTCTTTCACCGGCAGGTAATTCTGTCCAGTTCTTATTCTCAGGATTAAGACTCCTGGCTGGTGTTCCATCCGTAGAAGCTACCGTACTTGTTTCATTATTTAATTTATTATGAAGGGCTTTAAGCTGGGGAAGTGTTAAATCCCCGAATGCTTCTTTATCCTCTTCACTAAAAGCCGCTAAGAGTTCCTCTCGGTAAGTCTTGATTTCAGCCATAGCGGCTTCAATCACTGGTTCCTGTTCTTTAAGTTTAGAACCTCTTTCCTCGGCAAGTTCCTGCCATTTATTCTGAGCCGCCATCTGATTCTCTCTCTCAGTTTGCGCCTTCTTTTCAAATTTAGCAAGTTTACTCTCTGCGGTTTGCGCCCGATTCCTATACTTTTTGCTTTCTGCAATCAATTCACCAACCTCGGTGCTGGACTGGTTATTCTCATTCTGGCTATCAGGTGCCACCTCTTGTGCTGGTTCTTGCACTGGGTTCGATAGGGTTTTATCTACCGTTCCCTCTGTTTCTATTTCAGACATTCTGTCCTCCGTTGTTTATTGAAAAACTAAATCGGTTCAAATCTTATCCCCTGGTCGCCCTTGAATGGTTTTCTATGGTCAAAATCCTCAAATGTTATCTCATGGGGTATCTCAGCTGGAAAGGCATTGCATTTATAAGGGAATCCCTTTTTTAAATGTTTACATCTCAAGCAGAGCCAAGTCCGCAAAGGTTCTTCTTCATCCCATTGTCTATCCAATCCTTCAGCCATTAGATTTCTACCATTGTTATTTCCATCTCAATTCCTTTAATAGTTTTAGCGGTACCACCTGCGTCTCGGCTCACTATCTTATCAAAGGGTTCTTTTTTAATCTTTGTTATTTTAAACCTACTCCCGGGGGCAAATAATACCTCTTCCTCTGCTTCATATTTTGACCACTTATGAATTGAACGCCCATCCTTGGATTCGATTTTAAATTTCACTCTATAAGGGTGATTCTTGTAGAATTGATCTGGAGCACTATAGTCCCAGGACGTTGACATGAATCCGTCATTACTATATACATCCCCTTCTTTCAAATCTCCATATGTTTTCAAGAAATCTGCCCTCTTTGTTCTTCTTGTTCCCCGATAAACTGTACCCTTGGCGACTGGGAGCCTGTCCATAATTGTTGTCAGTTTATTAGTATAACTCCTTACAGTTGCAATGTGCTGACCAATTGCAACCGGAGCTCCCGATAGGGCAGTAGAATAAGACCCTTTCCTTAAGCTGTTATTCAATGGTTCATGGAGCGTTCCTGTATATAATTTTATATAGTAGGCGTCCCGCTCATTAAGCTTTATGTCTTGAGATGCTTTATCTGCCTGGGAATAACTATTCACCGAAGGTCCCTTCCCTGTAACTCTTGAAATTTCTATGGGTTTGTCCAGGTTCTCCCCTTTATAATCCTCCGGAACAAGTCTACAGTTGCAATTAGAACCGCAAAGACTGAACCCTGACCCAGGTTCGCCAATAAGAGTAAAATAATCCAGGGTGCCAACCTCTCCATGACGTAAAGCACAATCAGGACACACAGTGTCCCCTCTCGTGGTTGCCCATTTATAATACTCAACCCCGGCACTTTCAAACGCTTTTTTCTCCACACTTCTTGAGGCGTGAGTTATCCCGTTCTTTACAGTGTGTTTGAACTGGTTCTTTAAGCTTCCAAATATCGGACCAGAGGTATTTAAATCATTCAACAGGGATTGTCTTATGGCGTCAGTACTCATCCCATCGGCTCTCATATTATTGACCAATGTTTCCAGGGTAATCGCAAAAGTGCCTGCCGCCCCGTTCAGCTCGTTTCCAATTTTTATTTGTAAAGGATTAGGCATTTCTTAATAGAGTTTCTATTCTTGCCGCCGCCATTTTTTCAATTTTATCTTCGATTTCCTTACTTATTCCAAACCATTCTCTTTGAGGTGGGTTCCCTCCTTTACCCCCTTCGTTATGATATACCCCGATTTCTTCCCTTTTTTTGGCTACATTGATAACAGCGGTTTGCTTTGACTTGGTTGCTTTTGGTTTAATATAAGGACCACGTCCCCCAACTCCTTTGATAGACCCTCGCCCCAGCATGAGTCCCGTATCATGCAAGGGTCTATTGGGATATTTGGCTTTTTTTAATGCTTTTCGTCTTACTGTCATGGGTTTTAATGGGGTTAGGGTTTCACCATTGATATCCAATCCCTGTTCGTTCTTATTCACTATATCGCCGATTACCATTTGAGCGGCAATGTTGAATGTCTTACTTAAATCAAAGTTCATTCGGGCAAAAGACCACTTCTTACGAGGCTGTTCTACACTCCAAGATTGTTTAGCCACTTTTCTTTAATACCTCCTGAGCGAATTGTTCACCCATTGTTATTCCTTGTTCTATCTCGTCCATGTGTTCATTTAAGAATGTTAATCCCAGAGTAAGAGCATAAGCTTTAGGGTCTCTTAATAACTTATCCAAATCTATTGATGGAAGAATGTTATTAGCATTATATATAACTTCCTGCTCAAGCTCTATGAGTGATATAGTGTGATTAAGTACCAACTGCGCCAAGTCTATTCAACCCCTGAAATACTGGTTGTTCTGGTTGTTCTGTTTCCCGTTCGGCTACCTTTTCTTCCTGTACCTCCGCCATTTTCTTCTCCAATTCCTCATCGGTCATGTCGGGATTGAAATATAGGAGGAGGTCACGTTTGGTTATTATCCCTTTAGCCAACTTCCAGTCCAACCAAGCCCTCTCTTCTTGGGGGGACATAGGAAAGGTAACCTCCCCAAAATCCACACTATAATTCTCATTCAATGTAATAACCCCATGAACCTCAAGCAATTTCCTATCTATCTCATATCTATTATGTTCCCATTCCCTAAATAAAGGAATATCGCTTTCCCTGGATTCCATATTCTCAATCTCAAGTATCCTTAATGCTTCACCACTGGGAGAGTTGCCACCACTTTCACCCCACCTGATTCGTAGATGATTATTCTCCGCTGTTTGGTTGGCGAACAGTTTGATAGCCTCAATCATCTCAACCATTCCTGTTCCTGGGGTAACATATTGAAACGTCGCCCCCTCTGGTAATATAATGGCATTATCGATTCCCGATTTAATAGTGCTTTGACCTTCATCTATTCCGGTGAACACTGGTTGTCCAAGTTTAAATCTTACATTCAATGCCAATTCCGTCATGGCTATCCCTATTTGAACCGCTGACACCACCACGTCAAAACTGTGACTTGGATAATATACCCGACTAACAGGCGCCACATCATAAGGATTAACCATCTCAGGATTGCCATTCACAGTGAACCGCTTACCATCCTGATTGAATTTAAAATGCATCCCCTGTACTCCATCCCGGGTCTCAGACCAGAAAATGAACATTCTTTTACTGCTATCACCCTTATCTATTTCCCAGCTATAACCAAAAGGTTCACTATCTCCATTTATAAAATATTCTTTTACAAAAGGGAGAACCTCATATTCCAGACGAGTTTTCCTTTCGTTATATCTTGTGACCACATGACAGTCCCCCAATAACCAGGATAATTCACTAAATAATCTTGCCATGCTATCCAATTGGTATGCGTATTCCTTGTATTCCGTATCCTCTTCCCCGTTAATATATCTAA